TCTGTATCTAATGAAGCGTTAATATTTTCTAAATTTTCAGATATAATATCCATTAACTCTACAGTATAAGATCCAATGAATTGAGAGAATATTGTACTTGCACTAGCATCTGCTAATGACCATTTTTGAGTAGCATAATTATATATTATAATTTTATCACAAATTCCTGTTGTGTTAGTGGCATTAGATGTACTTGGAAATAACCACATCGCTAACTGATTAAAAGGATCTACTGCTGCACAAATTCTATCTGAGAAAGCTTTGTTTAAATTAAGATCAAAATATCTATTAACTTTCTCAACACCAATAGGAATTATTTGATCTCCATTTATTTGATAAAAACCATCATCTGCATAAAAGAATATTTGCCTGTTATCCTGACAAACAGTTCTTCCATACATCGCACCTCTATTTGGAGATATAACTGATAAACGGAATACTGTGTTGCCTCCCACATAATCCATACGAATTATTTGATTTTGTCTAAACACATAACCAACTTCACCAGATGTGATGGCTACAACTCTACCACCAGAACCAGGCAAGTCTTGACTGTCGGATTGACTTATTCCTGCCGTCCATTCGGTAATATCATTAATACCAGACCATTGTATTCTGTTTGTGGCATTAGTAATATTTCCTGCAACCAGAAAGTCTCTAACCACCCCTGATACTCTGAATAAGGGAGCTGCACTTCCAATGTCTGTAAGATTGGCAAAGTTGGTAGATGTTCCCATTAAATAATATTGAGGTTGGTCCACACCATTACTGGCTATCACATACTCACCAAATTGTGTGAATGTCCAAAAGTCATCAGCAGCTCCTGTTAAACTTGCTTTTCTTGAAGTAAAAGTTCCAGAAGCTAACTGATATAAATTAGTTCTTGTAGCTACAAAGTTATAAACTGTATTAGAGTTGTCTCTAAATGAGCCTGCGCCTTTAGAATCTGTAGTAGTTGTGGATGCTCCTGAATAACTAACTAAAGATGGAAATCTTTTATAAGTGTTTGCTGCATAATAAACATTGTTTGCAACATTAGCTCCCTGCTTATTATGATCTGGCTGGTCAGGTAGCCATTCTCCAAAAGGTACTTGCATTTATCTCCTAACTATTGCTGGTCGCTGTGCTGGTGTAGCGACTGCCAAATGGCGATGCCACTGTGTCCTCTGAACGGACTTGCAAAGGTGAACCAGAGAATTGATCTTCCCTGTCGTTTCTTTCCAAGCGTTCAAGCGTTGTAATATATAATTGCTGCCATTGCTGAACTTGCGCTGGATCAAAGCCTCCCAAGAAATTAGCTGCATGGTATAATGAACCATATAGATAAATGGATGGATGGTCTGTTAATATCCAGTTCGATGTATTGCTGTCCGACAAGGCATCAAATTTTTTATAATAGTTTAAATATCCTGTATAGGATGTGTCTGGTTTTGGAGAAAACCTGAAGGTGTCTCCCAAGATGGTAAATAATTCTGGCGTACCGGATGTGGACGTTCCTCTTAACTGATCCATGTGCGATGGAGAGGTAAATCTTAAAGCATATTTTGTGGCACCTGATAAAATATAAAAATTTCTTACCTGTAAAAATCCTGTAGGCAAACTTTCTGTTTCACTATCAATGGTAATCGTTGTTTGTGTAACCATTTTTCTAATTCTTAATTTTGAATTAAAGTCCGCCTCCGTTAGAGTAATAAAATCATCCGCTATTTCAGATGTTAAATCCGTTCTATTGAGCCAGTTGGCTATTGCTGTTTTAAGCGTTGAATATGATGTTAGTGCCATTAAAATCTTCCTGGTGCTGTTCTAAAATATCTAAAATCAGAACTGTTTAATTTTTCCTTTAATATTTTTGTTTGAACCTGTTTTGGCAATCCAAACCAGTTGCCATTATTTTGATCCCTGTTGTATTCTTTGGCCCAGATTTCTAAAACAATGGTCGGTATGGATGCCACCCTTTTTAAACCTTTGCCAGGCGAATACCCATCGTTTTGAGTATAAAGTTTTTTATTATGATCTAGGATAGGTTTATGATTAACCACCCTTTGATGAACCACACCTTTATCTTCATGGGGTATAAAGTTATCTGTAATTAAACCATCTGTTTCAATGTTTCTTTTTTTCATACTCTGCCCTGACCTCTATAAAATGGTTTTTTTCCTATCTGCCTTCGTTTGTTTTTATTCATGCTGCTGGTAATGGGTCTTCTGCCAATACTTGTGCCTTTTAAAGTTTTTGTATATTGAACTTTAGTACCATACTTGGGCGGCTTAGCCATTACGCACTAAGTTCAGTACAATACAAAGTACCATCGCCACTTGTTCTAATTGCAGCTATTTTTTCACCAGGAGAAACTTTAATAATTTCTATTTCACCTGCTGGTAAATAGGCATCGCTGGTTGCAGCGGTAGGTGATCCGGCAAAAACAATATGACAGTTTGTAGTAGAAACCACTCTTGCATATTCAGTTTGAGTTCCAAATGCTGTGCTGATTGCTGCGCTTGATGCCGCTACTGATATTGTTTGAGTTGTTCCATGTCTTAAACCATAATTTATACTCATTTTATTTTCCTTATTTTTTATATTTAACTTTTTTGCCCTTTTTCTTTGCATAGGATTTAGCTTTTTTCATTCCTGATTTAGTATATGAAAATTTTCTTCTTCCCACTTTTGGCATAATCGTTTCCTTTGGTTAAGGGGAGGAAAAACCGCTAGGTCAGAGCCTCCCCATTATTTTGTAATTATCTTCTAATAACGAATGTCACTACACATTCACAAGCTGTAGATGATCCACCATTTGTAATCATTTCAATAGTGCCATCTTCTTCAACTCTACGTTCAGCAGTCGGTTCGGATGTATCTACATCACCTGCCGCAGAACCAGATTGAGTAACTGTAATTGCAGAGCCAGTCATAGCTGTTCCGCCAATTTCCCAAGTCAAAGCTGCGTTAGCAGTTGATATTGCATTTTTAATAGATGTTATAATTTTTATAACATCTCCGCCATCAGGCACAGGTACAAAAGTTGAACCTGCTGTACTGATGTCAGTTATTTTTGCAGTTAAAAAATAGTCGTTTAATGTTCTCATTGTTTTTTCCTTTATTTGCTTCGTTCCGCCTTAAAGACTTCAAAGACCAAACAAAATTGTTGTTGTTAAATGAACAAGGCGGATTGCTCCGCCTTATCCTATCCTGTTATGGATTATGATGTTGTTAAATCAAAAACTCCACCTGAAGCAGCTTCGTTTCTAGCTTCAAGCGTATATTCCGCTAATAGGAATTGTTTTGATGCGTCACCAGTTTTTGCAAGATCTTCCAGTTGGAAGTCTCTCAAGAAAGCAAGAGCCCACATATCAGGTGTGATAATGTGAACCGATCTAGCTGGAGAGAATCTGTTTGGTGCTACGGTTAATGCTCCGAAATCACTTTCGTAAATTTCTACAGCCGCAACCAATCTTTTATTCTCTGCTGGATCGAATCTTGTAGATCCGCCAGTAAAGCCAGAAAGTTTCTGCTTATTGAAAGAGCCGCACATAACCATAGTGGGATCTCCACCAGCGTCCCAAACCAGTTTTAAAGCTGCTTTGAGTTGTGCTTCTGTGAAAGCTCTTTGCGTACCATTCGTTCTAGCGTCTGATCCATCACCAGTTGGTGAAGATGGACTACCAGCAGATGACATAACGTCATTTGTAGCAATCCAAGACTCTATTCCGCCTAGTTCTCTTGCAGTTGTGTCGTTACCTGCAACTTTAGCGTTGTTAGCGCAAAGTGAAGTTTCCATATCTCTTTTAATCTCTTTTGAAGCTTTTGAGATTTGGTAAGCCAGTTCGTTGTTACGACCAGCTTTATTCACTGCGTCTACTGTGCCTGTAACTATTACAGATTTAGTTGAAATCTGAGAATAATTTCCAAGCCTTGTTGTAGCCGATGGTGCAGAGAAAGTTACTTCGTTACCTTCAATTGCTGCATTTGTTCCTGAAGCAGCAGCTAATGAATCTTTTTGCCATTCATGGTTTGTCATAGACGCTTTCGCTTTAGCGATTGCCGACATGAAAGGCGTATCAGTAGGACTGATATTATAGATTACATTAGAAAGATCTTCTCTTTCTCCAACAGCATCATAGGTACTATATGTTCCACTTACTTGTGCCATATTATTTGTCTCCTAAGTTATTGTTGTTTGTTGTTAATCATGTCTAAAAAAATACTGGTTGCATCATTGATGTTTCCAGTCTTTTTTAAACGACCTAACTTTTCCTTTCGCTTAGTGAGATTGAGTTCGTTTTTGTCCTTTTTCACTCCTGATGAAAAAACTTTGCCAGGTTTAGTAATCTTTTTTGCTAGATTCGGTTTTGAATTTTGCATACTTCGATACTTCATGGCATCGTTCACCAACATAATTATTCTATGGTCATATACTTGTGAAATTTCATGGTCATTAAAACCATAATTAGTCAAAGTAGTTTTCATAGAAGATTTTAATTTACTAGCTTTATCAGGATCAGAAAATTCTGGCATTTTTGATGTCAGTTTTTTTCTTTGATCGTCTAAAAAACTTTCAAATTGTTTATTCTGCTCAGATTGCGTTTTAGCCATAGCTGAATTAAGCTTTTCTTGCTTTCGTCTTAGTCTATGTTCAATCCTTGCAGCTTCAGTTGGATCTTCTTCATACAACTTTTCTAAATCTACAGAATTTTCTTCTGTGTTTAGCTGTTGCTGGGCAACGGACATTAACTGATTCAACTCATTAAGTTTTGAGGAATAGTCTTGCCTTTGTTTTTCAGACTCAGACATAAATTGTTTCTTTTCATAAGAAAGTTCTTCAGTCTTTCGTCTGTAGTCTGCATCTCTTGAGTAACCATTTTTTAATTC